GCGATCTTCGCCTCCTCTTCAGCCGCCAAGCGGGCAGCCTCTTCAGCGGCGATCTTCGCCTCCTCTTCAGCGGCGAGACGGGCAGCCTCTTCAGCGGCGATCTTCGCCTCCTCTTCAGCGGCGAGCCGAGCTTGTTCTTCCGCAGCTAACCGCGCCTCTTCCTCTGCAGCGAGACGGGCTTCTTCCTCTGCCGCGATGCGAGCTTCTTCGGCCAGACGGATCCGTTCTGCTTCTTTCAGCAATGCCTGCTCGTCTGGCCCAATTTCTTCCTCGACCGGCGTTTCCTCGACCGGCGTTTCCTCGACCGGCGCTTCCTCTGCGACTACCTCCTCGAAGGTAGCCTCGTCCATCGCGGGTACATCGACCACGTCGGTGTACCCCGTCTCCTCCGCGAGCACTTCCTCGAACAGGACAGGATCCTGTTCGACGAGCGAGACGAACTCCTCAAAGGTCAGTTCGTCCATGACTTAACTACCCCGCGGCGCCGGATCGGAAGAGTTCGCAGAGGTTGGTGCCATCGGATACGAATCCGATCTGGAAGTACTTACTCGCGCCCGTCAAGGTGTACGTGCCCGTGGCCTTGAATCCCGTGCCGAACGTGATCACGTTCCCACCCGTCGTATCCGTGGCGAAGCTCAAGTTGCAGATGTAGCCCGCAGCAGGCACTGCTGTGGTGCTGATAGTGGAGGCGGTGGAGCTGAAACAGGTGAGGCGGCGGGTATTCGACTTTGCCGTAGAGAACACCAGCGATACGGAGGTGGCCCCGAAAGGGTTAAAGGTCTCCGTGTTGTACGAACCGTTCAGCGGCGTTCCAGCCGCGATGGTCAGACCGCTGACGGTGATGTTCTGCGCCAGCTGCGCGGTGCCGATTTCACCTGTGTTGACTGTGACCGTAGGCTGCCCAATCAAGTTCAGCTTGGTATGGGTGATCGGGTCAGCCGAATTGGTGAAGATGTATCCGGGAGTGACGTTTGCCATGGCGTTATACTTGGACTAGGTTGGATCGCTGGCCGGGGCGAGCCTCAAACCCAGCGGACATGATGTTGATCGTGCCTTGGGTGTTGGTAATCTCAACCCAAGACAGGCGCCCCTGACGGGTGCTCATCAGGGGTAGGCGAAACTCCTGCAGCATCTCAGGCTCAAATCCGGATTGGGGTTGTACCCCAATTCCTCCGGTGGAGTAATCCTTCCGATACGCCCGGTTGTAGTCGTTATTGACGTTGGTCAAATCGTACGGGGTATCGTTAAACTTCCATGACTCGGAACGGCTGTACGTCTGATCGGTAATCAGACTGCTGCTTTCAGATGCGCCCTCGGTGTAAGCCGCCACGGAAAAACTAGGACGCAAGGTTGCCAAGTCCATGAACATCCGGCGCTGATAATGATTCAGGCCAGAGGTGTCGTAAGCGCGGGTAACTAGTTTGGTGGAGATCTCCACGGAACTGTTGGCGTATAAGTTGGTGGTAGTGGTGGCGGTGTTGTTGGCGTACACGCTATTGATGTCGGTGTTACCTGTTTCCGCCACAAACACCCGACCATCTTCCGTCACCGCATGAATCTTTTGGAGTCCAAGATAGTTGGCGACTTGGAAATCCTGAATGCACATGTTCATCGCCCCACCGAAATTCCACTCCCCGTACCATTGGCCCGTGACAAAGTTGTACACTACCACAGAATTACAAAAGATGGAGTTATCTAGCGGTAGGGCAACGTAGAGTTTATTGTCCGCGTACCCCAAGGAGATTTTATAGGAATACTCCCAGTTGACTCGGTCCATGATCTTCTTGATCTTGAACGACAGAGGGAGGGTCTTGTGTTGGACCGAGTTGTTGGTAGCCGTCAGAGTAATCAGGTTAACGTTCTTGTACGAGACGTACGCCATGTCCGGACCAACCGAGGTAACCGCACGGATTCCGACAAGACCGACCTGCCGGGTAACCTCAGTGGCGGTTACGTCTGCCAACGAACCGTCCACGTTGGTCAGGGCGATGATGCTCTTGTTTTTGAAGACCAACAAGGTCTTATCGCCGAATGGGAACGTGGCGACAATGTAATCCGACGACCCCGTGTTCAGGTTGAAACTGTTGGTGATCGTCTCGTAGGTATTGAAGTCCAACACGTCAGAAGCGAGAATCTCGTCCTTGCCCTTCTTGACCCAAAGTCGGTTCTGATAGTAAGTCGCCTGATTGCTGTTGGGGATAACCTGAAACCCAGAGGGGGGCGTAGGGGTAGGCGCCAGCTGAAACGTGGAGGACCAATTTCCGTCCCAGTACAGCGGGGTTTCGTTCGGGCCACGGAAAACGTAGACCAGATTGTTGCATTGGACAATCGTGGATTGTTCCGTGACGTACGCGCCATTGAAGCTGACGCGGCGCGTAGACCGGCCAGAAGCGTAGAACCCAACGGAGTCAGATCCTACGAGGGCGACCCATTGATCGCCGGGCTGATTTGGATCGGTGTATACCGTGGAAGCGTATACGGATGAAGACCCAAGTAAGCGGTGATATCGACCTTCAAAGTTTTTTATGATTGTACCCAAAAAACTAGAAGTGCTTACAAACGTATTATCGTATAATACAAGTTCATCCCCAAAATTATATAGTTGATACTGTATTAAAGATGTAGACTGAAAAAGTGAAGCTATATTGTAGCTAGGGTAAACAAATCTGGAAGTTAAAGAATCTCCAGATATAGTAGACGCGATTTCGCAAACCGATGGGCTTGTGCTATTACCAAACCATACTAGGAAATACCCGTTATAAAACGTAAAACCTAAAGTTACTCGAGCATCGGATAGAGTTATAGACGGAGACCAATTAATCCCGTTGTTGGACCTATAAATCGAAGTTCCGTATATCGCCAAAAATATTGAGTTACCAAAACTTATTTCTGGGGCTAACAAACTAGACGAAGTGGACGTTAATATCGGAGCATCTGCTTGATACCAAGTTACAGCGTCATACGAATAGGCCAAAGATGAGCTGTATACGGTAGGAGATACGGTAGAATCGGTATTACGATACGCCCCAACAAAAACCCCGTTATAATATAATATATACCTAGTAAAGAAAGATATGATATTTGAAGTCCAAGTACTTCCTCCGTCAGTAGACTGAATTGAGTAATAGACGGACAACGAAGTACTCGCCATAATCACTAACTTATTAAACGCTTGTAGCAATAAGTTTAGTGATTGAAGTCCTGCGGGTAATCCGGAAATAGCCGTCCACGTTATTCCGTCACTCGAAGAAGCTCCATACGCAGATTGTGACCCTCCTGCCGGAAACAAGTACCCAACTACATAAAACTTCCCGTTATAAAAAATTGCGTCCCTTAAAAAGAAATCACTGATGGTTGAGATTAACGTAAAATTGTTAAGGTCGTAACTTCGATATATGTAAGTAGTATAACTGCTAGGGGCCCCCGGTGGAAATAACGGGGTTATAATAGAATAATCTGTAGCTAGGTAATACCCGTTTCCACGTATTAAGTTACCAAAACCTGTGTTGAGTAGTGGCGGCGTTGCAGTTTGAACCAACTGCCGGCCAATCGGGTTGGACAATCTCGACACTGCCGGCAAACACACGAACCCCCCTCGCGTCACCGCGTCCTGCGAAGTGAAGTCCATGTTGACCGCCTGCTGAACCTCGCCTTCGGCGATGTTCTCGATGGCGTTGTACTCGTCGACGCCCTTGAAGGCGCCGTCCCCGACGACCTGCGGCTGGTCATCGCGTTCGCCGTATGACCGATACCGATTCATCGGTCGTTACGCTTGGAACTCGCTCAGGTGTACACTGACGGTCGCCGTGGTGGATTGGATCAGCTTCATCGACGTGGCCGCCGCGTAGCTCCACCAGTAGTCCTCCTTGTCGTACAGCTTGTGACCGTTGGTCGAGGTGGGCGTGGAGTCGTCGAACGTGACCAGCACGTCGCCACCCTGAATGTCGATCCAGACCATGTCCGTGCGCTCGTTCAGCGCGGAGAACTGCACCGCCGTACCCGCAACCGTCAGGCGTTGATCCGCCACCGGGGCGCCAAGCGAGCGCGACGGGCGGGGGTATACGTTGTTGATATTCATCATGGCCGTGGTGGATTAGAAGGTTCGAGAAGTGACGTGAGTCTGGAACTTGGTCGGAAGCACGTCGCCCATCTGGCGCTCCTGATTCTCGACCGCATCGGCCAGCTTGGCCTCCGCAAGCCCAAGCATTCCCGTAGCCTTGTCCTGTTGTCCATCCGAAAGCAGCCAATCGGCGAACGTCCGGTAGATGCAGTACTGCAGGAACGGGGTGTAGAGCGGGATCAGGGACCAGCTGGCTGGTGTCGTGCTCGGACTCTGCCCGGCGGTGGTGGCGACCACGCACTTGTAGTAGTTGCCGTTGCCCGCGGTGTCCGTGAAGTAGATCTGGTCGTCGACCGCATACGTCGCGGTAGCCGAGTAGGTGGTGCCGACGTAGCGGAAGGGGTACTTCCGATAGAAGATGAAGACCGGATTGCAGGGCAGGATCCCGTAGATGCTGCTCTGGTTGACACCGTCCACGTAGGTCGACCACGACCCGTTGATCATCTGCACCCCAGCAGGGGTCAGCAGGTAGCCTTGCTTGCGCGGGTAGAACGCCCCGGACGGGGACGCTTGGTACACCTCGAACAGCGCGTCGATGGTCTCCTCTCCCGTCTGCTCCCACGGCAGCAAGAGATCGCTCTGCGGCACGTTGCTCGTCTGCTGCACCATCGCGCCCCAGATGTACACCCCCTTGGTCACATCGCCCGCGTAGCTGATCGTGCTGCCGTCGGTCGACAGGTTCAGCGTGTAGGTGCCAGACGTGGTCGCATTGGCCGACGCGGTGAAGCTGATCTGACAGAGGTAAAACCCGTTCGGCTGCAGTACAATGGTCGACCCGGTGATGTTGGCCGTGGTGCCCACCGTGCCCGCCGCCACGTTGAAGAACGCGCTGTAGGTGGAGGCGCCATCGTACACCGACAGTTTGATCTGGTTACGCCCGTTGGGCCGGGCGTAGAAGCTGGCGACATAGGTCTGCGAGGCGAAGAACGACGTGACGCTCTGGACCACCCGGTGCTCCGAGTTGGCGGCCGTCTCCATCAACCGGCTGGCTGTGACTTCCCCGTCCAGCGGGTTGGCGATGTTGTTCGCCGTGATCGTGAGCGCCGTGTTGGTCCAGTACGCCGTCTTGCTCAGGTTGTTCGGGTACGTCAGCCGGTTGCCCACGAACCGCGCCTCCCCACGCGGGCAGGTATCGAACCACTGGGTCGCCATCCAGATGTCCCGGATGGAATTGTTGAACAGCAGGTTCAACGACTCCGCCAACTCCGTTGACAACCGCGAGGTGGGTACGCCAATCAAGGCGCACACGCTGGAGAGGAAGTCGGAGTAGTTGCGGGTCTTGGCCATCAGACAGGCTTTCCGTTGACGAACGTCTTACCGTGCCGGAGTGAACTGGACTTGGGGCGATAGCCCGGAGCGCACATCTGCGGGTTGTCGGCGAGGAAGTCCTGCAGCCAGTTCTCCTGATCACCGAACGAATGCATCATGCGAAAGTAGAGGCGGGGGTCAATCTCCGCGATCTTCTGTCCGACACCGGGGATGTAACTCGACCCGGCCTGCTTCATGATGCGAGCGATCTTGGCCTGACGTAGCCCAGCCTGAATGCGCTCTTGCGGAACGCGGCCGAGCACGTCGTCCTCAAACTCTTTGAGGAAGTTCTCAGGGAGAGAAGTGATGAGTTCGGACATAAAAGGGAAAGAGGGGGGCCGGATCCCGGCCCCCCTCTCAGCTATCACGGCAACTGAGCCGCGTCCTGCAGGTTCAGGTAGATGTTCACGTTACCCGCCGTCAGGGCGCTCGGAGAGCCGCCCGTCGCGTTGGTGAACACCGCCCGAAGAGCGACAGACGTGGTGCCAGAGCAGTTCGTCACCGTCGCCGGGTCAAAGCCCGCGGCACCGATGATGCCCGCGGTCAGGACCGACGTGGAGGTGAGGAACGCACTGGTGTTGGTCGTCGTGCCGACCACCATCGTCAGCGCGGTGGTGCCGGCGAACGCCGTGCTCACATTCGCCATCGCCTTTTCCACGAACCACTTGGTGGCGGTGGAGCCGAGGGTGAACGTCACGGTGTCCGTCGAACCCGTCGCGCCAGTGGCGGTGAGGTCGGTATACGGAATGCTGAACTTGTGGGAAAAACCGATGTTGGCCTTCTCCTGAACGGAGAGAGGCGAAACCCGGTCGTCGTTAAGTGTAACAGGGAAATCAGCCATGTTAGTAGTCTCCTTGGTTTAGGGTTAGCTGGAGCCGGCGAACTTGCCAAGACCCTTCGGGTTCTTGCAGACCAGAAGGAGGGAGGTCGAGACGAAGCCTCGACGACCGCCACCCTGAT